ATAGCATCCATCCCTATTACTTTGGCTACGCGATTAACAAGGTATGGAACATCAAAGAATCGAATATTCCAGCCAGTAATTACGTCTGGAGTTTTATCAGGATCTGACCAGAAGTCTAGGAACTTTGTAAGTAGACTTGCTTCATCACGGCACCGGTAATAACGAACTGGTTTGATGAGAGAAGCTTCAGTATCGAAGTCGCCATAACCCCATACATGATATAGTTTTGATTTACTTGATTTGTATGTGATAGACAAAATTCTTTGAGATGCTTCAGCTGGTTCAGGGAAGCCATCTTCATATTCAGTTTCAATATCGAATGTACCAACGTCAATGAATTCACGACGAAACTCTATGTCACGCGGAAACCGTTGTGTAATATATTGTTGTAAGTATTTGTGATTGCCAAAGATCTTACGGCCTGCAACATCTTTGTTTGTTTGAAGCCATTCTTTAGCTTCACGCATATTGTCCATTTGAATAGGCGCAATATTGCGACCATCTAGAGATCGCCATTCGGTTTGTGTTTTACTTTCAGTGTAAAACGTAGGTTTAAATTCGTTATCACGTTTATAGATTCGATGACCATGCGCATTGTAGCCACGATATAAAATAGTATTGCCATAACGGCAGACATTAGTATAAAAAGACATATTACCTCCAACCTTCAAAGATAATTATATCACGTTACGTCACATTTGTAAACAAAATAATGAGCAATGTCTGCCGTTATTGTTATTTTATTGCGGGATTTTAGCGTCGATCCCATCGACGTATTTCATCATGCCACCAAGTTCTGCATCAGGTGTATCACCAAAAGGCTTGAATTTGCCTGAAGTAATATCATCTTGAAGTCGTTGTGCTACCTCTGCAAGTTCTGCTGGCATATTAGTATAGTCAGCCATGCCAACCATTCCTGTATCCATACCACCCCATGTGTTGGTAGTTTCCCAAGTTCCGTCAATAGCAGCTGCAATTCGCTCAACATAATATGGACCCCAAATATCAAGGATCGCTGTTAGCTGTGTCTTTGGTGCAAAGGTAATCATGTCTGATGCTTGACCAAAGCCTTGGATTCCTGCTGCACCTGCGGCTGCTAGTGGAGCTGGTGAATCTGTATGTTGAGTAATAATATCGGCACCTTCTGCCATCAAGACTTTTGCACCGTTTGCTTCTTTACCCGGATCGTACCAAGTGTTAACCCATATAATATCTACATCAAAGTTTGGATTAATAGAACTAGCACCGAGATAAAACGCGTTGATTCCACGAATCACTTCTGGAATAGGAAACGATCCAATATATCCAGCTTTGCCAGTCTTTGACATATGAGCTGCAATCACACCTTGAATGTAACGTCCTTCATAGAAACGTGATGAATAGACAGATACATTTGGTGCAGTCATATAACCAGTTGCATGTTCAAAGATAATCTCAGGATGATCTTTTGCAACCTTAAGCGTTTGATTCATATAACCAAATGATGTTGTAAAAATCATATCAGCGCCTTCTGCAATCATATCACGCATTACGCGTTCTGCATCTGGACCTTCTGGTACTGATTCAACGTAAATTGTTTCAACAGCATCACCGAAGTGTGCTTCTACTTGTTTACGGCCTTCATCATGCATATACGTCCAGCCATGATCTCCAACTGGGCCAACATACACAAAGCCAACTTTGAATGGTTCAGCCGCTACGGAAAACGACATGGATGCGAGAAACAATGCTCCCGCTACTAAAATTTTAGATAACATTATTAATTCCTTTATACTGCGAATGATTCGCCACAACCGCAGGAAGCAGTTGCATTAGGGTTTATGACTTTCAAATACGATCCACCAAGTTCGGTGACGTAATCGATTGTGCATCCAAGTACAAACATTTCAGCCATTGGATCCACGACTAAATTATCAACAGTGGCTTCTTCTGTTGTCATTTCCCACACGTAAGTAAAACCAGAACAACCGCCGCCTTTCACCGAAAGGTAGACGTTTGGTTGGCCAACTTGAGCAAGATACTCACGTGCTTTATCAGTAACGCTAACCAATAGCTCGCATCCGCTGAACTAGACGATCAGCGCGGTTAGTGACTTGGCGATACCAAGCGCTATCCACCATTTCGTCGGCGGCCGCATTCCAATCTTGAGCGTCTACGCCACGTTTCATACCTTTGAATTTAGATAAACGTGGTCTACCCATGTTGAACATCATGTTAGCAATGATTAGTTGGACTTCTTCGGGCAGTGTTTCGAAATCGGGGTATAGTATATTGCACTCTGAGAGCACCACGGCGACGTCGCTAGCGAAGCATTCGTTGACTCTTTCCACACTAACCACTGTGCCAACTGCCTGTCCATGCTCAATATCATCATCAAGAACAAGATGACCAATACCGAATGTAGGGAGATCGAGATGATCCAAATAGATTTCATATTTGACTCCTTCATCGATTTTTAACTCCTCTCTTAACTGATCTATATTCATAATTTTCTCCTAAGGTAAATCCACATAATATGGTAAGTCATCGTCGTTCGGTTCCCAGTCATGACCGAACCGTTCTTTCCATTTTTCGTAATCGTCTTTATATGGTGTTTTAACTGGTTTTCCAGCTGTTACTTTATATATTCTTGTTCCATCATCATCATACTCCCAATCACGCTTAGCAGGATCGAGGGACTGCACATTTATTTTAGACATCTAGTTCCTTTTAATAAATGAGTCTGGTATGTCTTGTTTGTTTTCGCAATCACAACTAGTACAAACGTCGTTTACGCAATCATAGCAATTGCCTTCTGTACAATGGCAACTATGGCCACACTTTTTGCATTCTTTTTCCATATGTGAACCTCCAATAGAAAAAGGGAACAGCAACCCGTTCCCTCTTATTTATATTAGGCTAATGCTTCCCATTCATCTTCGTTGTAGGGCCACATTAAATCCAGATACCTTTGCGTCTAAGTTCCTTCATCCGAAGTTCTAGCTCACATAAATCATGTGATTGAGCTAAATACTTTTCAGCCGGAGTCTGGCTGATGCTTTTCATCCAAGCTTTAAAGAACCTCATCATTTCACAGTACCGTTTTGAATGGTTTTGTAGTTGAGTTCTGCAAGCAAGGATTGGTATGTGTGATCAGGATATTCTTTTAGTAAGTAACCGGCAATTTGCTCATTCGCTTTAACTTGGCGGCTGAGCTGAATAGCTGAAGTTACGCTACCAAAAAATCCTGAAATTGCACTGAATACGCTATTGCTAGCTAGTGAAAAGCCTTGTAAGACTATTGTTGTCATTTGATTTCCCCTTATGACTATTAATTGTAATTGTCTGGGGACGCTTCTCTTCGGGAAGTACTACTTCGAGGCCAATCGCAAGTATGCCATCCTTCATTTCCGCTCCTCGTACCTCAGTATATTCTGAGAGACGAAATGACTTTGTGAACTTCCTCGCTGATATGCCTTTATGTAAATACTTATCCTGATCTCGTCTTTGCTCGCGTTGAGCTTTGACTGTAAGAATATGATCTTTTACTTCAAGAGTAATATCTGCTTCGGTAAATCCAGCAACCGCTAACTCCACAATGTATCTAAATTCACCTTCGCGAACAACGTTATGTGGTGGATATGTATCCTTAGCTTGGCTGTGAATTGTTTCGAGTTGATCAAAAATGCGATCAAACCCAATGAATGCCTGACGTGGCAATGCATAAGTTCCTGTCATGGTAACCTCCGTTTAATGGACAGTTGGTACGGACCCGATCTCTCGGCATCCGTTACTATATATACGAGCTCCACAATACGTGGTCAATTTTATCGCATATTTCTTCGACTTCATCATTAGTCATCCATGCATGGCAAGGTAGACTCATAATCTTGTCACTAATTTCTTTTGCATTATGTGTGGTATGTTTTGATAGTGTTTTAGCATAAAAAGAGTTATGAGATATTGGATCAGGATAGTGTATGTTACCACCTACTGCATCTCTATGTTTTGGCTGATCAAATAGTATTACGTACTTATGATAGTTGTGATTTAAGTTTTCATAATGTTCTGGTATCGTTATTTCTTTTTTAGTTTTAAAGAACTGGTTGTATTGCTCAGCAATTTCGTTTCTACGCTTTTGCCATTTAGCCATACTTTTTAATCTCATACTAATTACTTTAGCATTCATCAAATACATTTTAGAATTACGACCGAGCATCGTAACATTTCTATCAGAGGAACTAGTACCTCGTCCATGATATGCAAGGCGAGTAACAACTTGTTGTATGTCTTTTTGATTTGTCATGACAGCACCGCCACCATTAAATCCAGCAATTACTTTATTATCATTAAAAGAATAAACACTAATATCGCCAATAGATCCGGCCTTGACGCCATTAAGTTCAACACCAAGTGATTGCGCAGAGTCTTCAATAAAAATAATATTATTGTCTTTACACCATTTAACCACTTCATGAATGTTTGGAGACATTCTACCAAAAAGTGTTGGATATACTATAGCACATGTATTTTCTGTAACCATCGTCTTAATGCTATGGAGACATGGTTCAAATGTATTTCTGTCAATATCAACAAAGATTGGATTGGCTCCAACCGCAGAAACACATGAAGCAGACGATATCCAAGAAAAGTCTGAAACTAAGACATCATCTCTAGGTCCAATGTTATACGCTTGTAATGCAAAAATAAGACCGTCGGTAGCACTAGCACATGTTACCGCATACTTCTTATTTGCAATTGCTGCTATTTCTTCTTCAAGGAAACTGGTGGAAACATCTTGCTCACCTGCTAAACAAGCTTCTTCAAATAATTTGTCATAAGCTTGTTTATTTTCTAAGTAGTCACGTTCCCACCCGTTGTAATTCATTTGTTTCCAATATTATATTTTGGCTGTAATGTCCAATTTACTTTTTCTTTGAAAGGAATAATCTTAATCTGTCTGAGCGGTGCAAGTGGTTGTGCCTGATCTTTATTATCGATAGACAGTAAACCCCAATCACTCATCAACGTAGCAATAGTGTTACGTCGTGCAATATCGTTTTCTTCTAGATTAGATTTCTTACCGTCAAGTAAAAACAATTCTTTGAAATGAACGATAAAATACCGTCCTTGTTTATGGAGAATATGGCACGATTGAAAAAGAGTATTGTCTTTTCGAGACGCTACACCAATTCGAGTCAGTGTTTCTCTTACTTTAAGGAAATCATCAGGCTCTTCCAAAGTCACCTCTAACATTGAGGTGACCGTCCATTCTACAATATTATTATTATCTTTTTCCACCTCGGTTAACCTTCTTCTTTAATTCATCAATTTGCTCTGACGATAGAAGGGAGTGGATTTGGCGTGCTTTATTATTACTATAGCCATAATATTCCTGAATCACTTCAATGTCGTCACTCTTTTGAGCTTTTGCCCATTTGGAAAAACGTTTCTTTTTCCTAACAATATTTATAAGAAAATCAAATTGTAGGCGCTTATCCAGTTGGTGGTTAATATTCATTTCATTAGCCATCAAAACACAATCATGAAAGTACGATAAGCTTCGATTGACCATATAAGGATTGTATGCTTTTTCGGTAATGTCGTCAACCATAATGTTTGACTTACCGTTTGTGATATCGTTTACAAATTCAAATGGATTCATTGAAACATTTCCACTCCACCTTGGTAGTTATCTAAGTCAAGTTGTTCTTCAAGATAATCTTTCGTAAACATAACGGTATCAATTTTATTGAGATGCTGTTTATTCCAATATAGTTGTGGCACTGTCTTATGGCCTGCGATCTTCATAAAGCTTTTAGCTTCAGTACGCTGGTTTAGATTAACTACATCATAGTTATAACCCCATTGAGTTAACTTTGATTTCATGATATCACAAAATGGACAAGCGTTTTGAGTGTATAGTGTTAACCTAATTGAATTTGACATTAGCCATAACCTCCGTAAGACATGCAACTACATTGAGTTCGTGATCAGCTACAAACGCTTGTTTGTATTGATAATCAGCAAGAATCAAAACTAGTTGTGGAATTGATTGTGGTTCAATGCTATTAGAAGCATTGTCATACAATCCACGGAAGATTGCTGCCGCATCTGTATCTATATTGTTTACAACCCACTTACGCATCTCTTTGAAGTTTTTATCTTTAAGCGTCTTTACAAGATCTTCAATGGATCCACCCATATCAACAGTGCTGCTAACATCAAAACCCAGAACAGAACGTCTTTGAAGTTCGTTGAGGACTCGGCGCCAATCCGGCGCATGCTTTGAGACAATTGGTAATAAATCTTTTTTATCATATTCAACTCCTTCACCATCAAGGATCGTACACGCACGTTCAAACATATTCTGCATAAGTGCTGCAGTATTTTTCTTTGACGTGTTGAATTCATATACACCGCAACGAGAGTGTAATGGCTCAATGATACGATTCTTGAAATTACAAGTTAGTATGAATCGACAATTGTTTGAAAATTCTTCGATGAAACCGCGAAGAGCCGGTTGCGTTGATTGTGCATTAAGATAATCAGCCTCATCAAGGATTACAACCTTGACGCCACCTTGTAATGAAACGGTAGAAGCAAACTGTTTAATCTTACCACGCAGGGTATCAATATTGCCATCTTCAGAACCGTTGATCATAATCCAGTCAAGGTTCATTTGATTGCATAAAGCTTTGGCCACGGTAGTTTTACCAGTGCCAGCTGTACCGCTGAACAGCATATTTGGCAAATCACCAGATGTTACGATCTTTTCAAACGTTTGCTTTAGCTCAGTTGATAAGATACAATCAGCGATTTGTTGAGGACGATACTTCTCGACCCATAAAAATTCATTAGACATTCACATACTCCATAATAAAAAAAGAGGGGAGGTAACCATGCCTCCCCACGAGACTATTGAGCGTCTAACCTTAGTCGCCATCAGATTCGGATTCAGCTGCTTCCATAGCTTCTTCCTGTTCAACCTGTTCTGCAAGTTGAATAATCTGGATGGATTGATCACGTAAGCCACCAATAGTCGATAGCTCTTCGCCTTTAATAGCACCACGTTGAGTCATCGCATCGATAACTGCAATCATGGAACGAGCTGTGCGATTAGACACTTCTCGCAATTGTGTCATAGTTTCTGACATTTTACGCTCCGAAGGTAGATGTTTTTTCAAGTGCAATCCAATACTTTACGTCTAGACTAGTATGGCTGAATTGCGAGATAAGTTTAGATGAGATAGCTACTTCGTAATCACCGGGTAGTATCTTCAAGTTGTTTGTACTCAGGATAAAATTAAACGAATCATCATTACTAAATTCACCATCGATATCAATAGAGAAAGCATTAGATGTTTTGTTTTGAGAATCAACCACAGAAAGACTGAGTACACCATCGTTACCAGAAATAGAAATTTCGCTATGACCAAGAGTCGAAGAAGCGCGCTTAAGCCGATTCAATGTCTCGTTGTCTAGCTTGAATTTCACATTTGCATCTGGCATTGTGATGTCTTTTTGTGGAGTTGTCAATGTATCTTCTGATGAATAGAAGTACTTGACTTTAGAACGTCCAGTAGAATCGTTAACAACCACATAGTCATCTTCAAACTTAAGACGTGGTGTGTCAACCAAACTAAGGACACCCATGAATTCGTTCAAATCGTAAATACCAAAGTCTTTAGGGAAGTCTGCATCAAGCACCGCGGTGGATAGTACTGTTCGAGCTTCACTAATAGTTTTGATCGTATTACCTGAACGGATCATCATGTTAGGATTGATGCCACTGAAGTTTTTCAGGACATTAAGTGTATTTTCGCTGAGTTCCATTATATACCTTTTCTTTTCCAATTATGTTATTATTATAACACGTTTTCACTGCATTGTAAACCATTTATTTGATTTTTGAGAAATTCTTTTCTTTAATGAATTCAATCTTATTTTCAAACCTGCCATCAAGGATTTCACCCTTGTGAGAGATAATGAATACGTTTGTATCCTCACCTAGTGTATATAGGATCTTAATAAGATTGTCTACGCCGTCATGATCAAGAGATGAATCAAATGTTTCATCAAGCATTAACAAGTTAGTAGAAACCGAGTTCTTCATCTTAGCAATTTGTCTCCAAGTAAACAATAAAGCTAAATCGATACGTTGTTTTTCACCTTCAGAAAACGATTCATATGTAAATTCATCTCTATGCCTAGAACGAATAGTTTCGTTAAACTCTTCATCTAGATTAAAGTGTACATAAAAATCAAGAACTTGTAGGTGCTTGTTAATAAGTTGATTCATAACTGGCAAATACTGTTTAATGATTTTAGTTTTGATACCAGTATCTTTAAGCATTTCAGCAATTGCTAATTTGTATGAATAGTCTTCGTTCTTTTGCATTTTAGAATCATTGAGATCTTGCAGCTCTTCTTTAATAACTGCAAGATCACTATTTGCTTTTTGCAGATCAGCCGACACGTCTTTCTCTAGGAACTTCTGGTAATCAGATATTTCTTTCTGGTGTCTTGAAATATCTTGGGAGTTCGTAGCAAGCTCAGATACTTTAGATCGAAGCGTTGAAAGTAAGTCAGTCGACAATTTAATCTCCGACTCCACCCCTTGGCCTTCAACTCCGATTTCTTTGAGCGCTGCCTTCCCCCGATCCTGAGATTCCGTGGTTGCGCGTAGTATCTCAGAT